CTCATAAAAGGTGGTGGGGACAGTACACTAATCAAAAAACAAATTGATGATTTAACACAACAAGCAGAAAACTGCAAACACGAAGTAGATGAAAAAGACCTAAGAGATCGTATAGCCAAATTAGTTGGAGGTGTAGCCGTAATATATGTTGGTGCAAATACAGAGGTGGAGATGAACGAAAAGAAAGATAGAATAGATGATGCATTATCAGCAACAAAAGCAGCTATAGAAGAAGGTGTTGTCGCAGGAGGAGGTATAGCATTACTAGATGCGTCTATTGTTTTAGAGTTCGATGCGATAACGGAAGAGGAGAATAAAGACATAAAGAAAGGGATGAATATTCTATTGAAATCTCTAAAGTCCCCTATCGATAAGATTTTAAGTAATGCTGGATTAAAACCATCTAAAATATTAAAGAATATACCTTTCGCTTCTTATCCTTTAGGTTATAACCTCAAAACAGATAATTACGAAAACTTATTGAAAGCTGGTGTGATAGACCCTAAAAAAGTTACTAGAGTCGCATTAGAATCCGCAGCTTCTATTGCAACAATGATATTAACCACAGAGGCTACTGTCTCTGATTTTAAAGATAAATAATGAAAATATACATTAAAAATAAAAAAGGAGAGTCAGAAGAGGTAACAATGAGGTCTTTAATAGAACAATCGTTGTCTAAATCAGAATATAAAGTAGAATCGGATGGTTTTAGTGATGGAAGTGCTTCATGGGTCAGTATCATAAAATACATAGACAATAAAGAGTTAAGAGTTAATATTATTTTCAACGGTGACAATGAAATAACCAAGTTGAATGCTTGTTCTACACCTATGATAACAGGTGACAGTAATTCTACTAAACTAAATGGGGGTATTTCTTACGGTATTTTTGATAACGATAAGGATATGTCTGTAAATCTAGGATTTATATGAAATTAATTATGAATAACAGACAAATATGGGTGTATGACATCGAAACACTTAGTAACTGTTTTACTTACACTGCACGAAACATAGATACAAAAGAATTAGTTCAGTACGTCATTTGGTATTATAGTCTTGAGGATGAAAGGAACGATATAGAGGATTTAGTAAAACATTTAAAATCCGTCAGGGGTCAGGTAGGTGTTAACAATTTAGATTTTGATTATCCTGTATTACATTATATATTAAACGAATACACAGAATGGGAGTGTTTTACTGTTGACGAAATGGTCGATTCGATCTACGAAAAAGCACAATCTGTCATCAAAGAAGAATGGTCATCTATTAAAGATCAATATGTTAAAATCCCACAATTAGATTTATTCAAAATATGGCACTACGATAATTACGCTAGAATGACTTCCTTGAAGAAGTTACAGATCGCCCTGCGTTATGACAATGTTCAAGATATGCCATACAAGCATACGGATACAATAACTACACAACAACAAGTTCAAGAGATACTGGACTATAACCTTAACGATGTTGATTCCACCCTAGATTTTTACTTGAAAACCACAGGTAAAATAGAACTAAGAAGAGGTATTCACAAAAAATACGGATTGAACTGTATGAATTTCCCAGATAGTAAGATTGGAGAAGATTTAACGTTAAAGTTATATTGTAGTGAATTAGGGGTTGATGAGAAAATTATTAGAAAAAAAAGAACACATAGAAAAGAATTTAATTTTTCAGAATGTATTCCGAAGTATATAAATTTTACCACAGACAATTTTAAGGACTTACTTAGTTATTTATCATCCATTAAAGTAACAGAATTAAAAGGTAGTTTCAAATATAGTTTTAATTATAAAGGTTTTATATTCGATTTAGGTACAGGAGGTATTCACGGTAGTATTAAATCTGGGGTGTACGAATCTACAGATACACATATTCTTGTAGATGTTGATGTCGCTAGTTTATACCCTAGTTTAGCTATTGTTAATAAGCTTTACCCAAAACACTTAGGTAAAGAGTTTTTAGATGTGTACGAATATGGATTATTAAAACCTAGATTAGAAGCTAAGAAAAACGGAGATAAAGTAATGAACACTGGGTTTAAGCTATCCTTGAACAGCGTTTATGGCAAAAGTAATTCAGAGTACAGTTGGTTGTACGATCCTTTGTACACATTGAAAACCACTTTAGCTGGTCAGCTATCACTATGTATGTTGTCTGAAATGTTAATGAGTAACATGAATGATTTAACCATGCTACAAATTAACACAGATGGTCTAACTGTAAAAATACCCAAAGATCAAAAAAACAAACTGTACGAGCTTTGTAAGCAGTGGGAGAATAAAACAGGATTAACATTAGAATACGCACTATACAAAAAAATGATTATCAGAGATGTGAATAATTACATCGCTCTTGATACAGATGGTAAAGTAAAATCAAAAGGTGCTTTTAAAACTTACGCCGAAACCATTAGAGACGAGGAGTATCATAAATCACTATCTCAAACAATAGTAACGGAAGCATTACACAAATACTTCTTAGAAAACATACCCGTAGAGGACACTATAAAACAGTGTACAAACATTTATGATTTTTGTAAAACATTTAGAGCGATTGGGGATTGGTATTGTGATTTGTACTCTTCTGAAATAGATGAATCTATACCCACACAAAAAACAAATAGATACTATATAGCTACAGAAGGACTAACATTACGTAAGCATCATGTAGGTGAAAAATACGGACATAGAATTATTGAAGTTGAAGCAGGAGGCAATAAAGTCAAGTTATTAAACAAATATGTAAAAAAAGACTCATTTTCTGATTATAAAGTCGATTATAATTACTATATTGCGGAGTGTTATAAAATCATACACAAAATAGATGGTACAAAGGAAAGGTTAGCTAGAGAATCCAAAGAGAAGAAAGAAAAAGAGAAGATTGAAAAACAAGAAGAGAAGTTTATTAAATTCTGTATTATGAAACAACCAACACAAAAACAATATGATATGTATGTTAAGGATTGGTTGGTTGAGAAATATGGTAATCCTAAAGTTAAGATCAATTAATAATGACAAATAAAGAATTTCTTAGAATCCTTAAAAAAATGACAATAAAAGAGATTTGGGAAATAACAGATAAAGGTCTATTGTTCTTAAATGTTTTTCTTATTGTATTGGTCTTGTTTATGATCATGTTAACAATTAAAGTTTTATGAGAAAAGGACGACAAATAGTAAGGTCAAAAAAACAGATTTACGATGGAATAAAATTTGATTCTGGGTTAGAGGTTTATATGTATAAACAACTAAAGAACAACGGTTTTAAATTTGAAAGGGGGGGGATTACTTACGAAATTCACCCACCTATTAAATTAAATTTCCCTTGTTATATCAGATCTCAAAAAAGAAGTTTAACACTAAAAGATAAAAGAGATATTAGAAAAATATCATACACTATAGATTTTAATGATAAAAGAAAAAATCCTAAGTGGGTTATTGAATGTAAAGGTAGAGCAAATGAATCGTTTCCTTTGCGTTGGAAAATGTTTTTAAAACTTTTGTCTGAAATGAAAAACCCTCCAGCGGTATTCATGCCTAGAAATCAAAAAGATTGCGATCAAGTTATTGAAATATTGATTAAAAATAAATTAAAATAAGTATGTTAACACAAGAGAGAATCAATTACACAAACGAAAAAACAAACTTACTACACGATTTAGTAAATGATTTGTTTGAAAATATGATGGATGATATAGACGAAGATGTTACAACAACATTGAAAGAGTTAGGTAAACAAATAAGAATAATTAGAAACGATACAGGGTTGTAGTTATGAATGTATTAAGTTTATTTGACGGTATGAGTTGTGGTAGAATAGCTTTACAAAAAGCCGATATACCGGTTACTAATTATTACAGTAGTGAAATAAAAAATTCAGCTATCAAAGTAGCAAATAAAAATTACCCACAAGATACCCATAATAGATTAGGAGACATAACAAAAATAAAATCCACAGATTTACCTAAAATTGACTTATTAATTGGTGGTAGTCCTTGTCAAGATTTTAGTGCAGCTAATAAAGAAAGATTAGGTCTATACGGTGTAAAAAGTAACTTGTTTTTTGAATATATTAGGTTATTACAGGAAACGAAACCTAAGTGGTTTTTACTTGAAAATGTTAGGATGAAGAAAAAACATCAGGATTTCATTAGTAATGTTTTAAAATTTGACCCTATTGTTATAAATTCGGAAAAAGTGGCACCTCATTTAAGACACAGACTTTATTGGACTAATATCCCAAATATAAAACAACCAAATGATTTAAAATTGGAACTAAACGATTTCCTTATTGATGGATATTCTGATAGGAAAAAGGCACGTACTTTATTAGAAAGTGATTCAAGACCATTAAGCACACCTATAAAAATGTGTCATAGATATTTTAACACAGGATTTACTACTTTGATTTTCAAAAATAAAGATCATTTCGATAAAATAAAAGAACACTTTAATAAAAACTTCAAAGGCAAGAACGCTAAAGAAATTAACCAATTAGTTGAAGGGATGGATTTGAGCCTTTACGAAGGTGTTAGATATATGAACAACAGAGAGCGTGAATCTTGTCAAAATATACCAAAGGGTTACACAGACAACTTAACACAAAATGAAGCTGCTTGCGTGCTAGGGGATAGCTGGACAGTAGATGTAATTGCACACATATTCAAAAATTTAAAAAATGAGACTACTAAAAAACATTAACATTGAAGATATTCTATTCCTAGATATAGAAACGTCAACACGAGTAAAAGAATTAGAACTAGACACTCCTTTGTTTGACGCATGGGAATACAAGAAGAAAAAAGATGATTTAATTAATAATCAATTAATCGAAACGTATTCTAAAGAAGCGGCGTTGTATTCAGAATTTGGTAGAATTGTATGTATCACTGTTGGTAAACTTGTAAAAGATAACTTCATAACACAAACGTTCAATAATTTAGATGAAAAACAATTACTTATAGATTTTTATAATTGTTTAGATCGACACGATGGTTCTGTTTGCGGGCATTCTATTAAACAATTCGATATACCTTATATCATACAAAGAGGTTACTCTTTTGGGTTAACACCACATAAGTTATTGGATACATCTGGACTTAAGCCATGGGAGTTAGATCATATACTAGATACTAAAGATTTATGGAGGGGTACTTCCTTCAACTCATCATCTTTATTAAGTCTTTGTACAACACTAGGTATTAAATCACCCAAAGAAGATTTACAAGGCTCAAACGTCCCTAAATTCTTTTGGGAAGACCCTGAAAAAAATATCGATCAAATAACTAGGTATTGTGAAAGAGATGTTTTCGCTACTTATCAAGTATTTGATAAACTAAAGACCTTAGAACCTCACCCTAAATCAAACAACGCACCTGTTGTTAATAGGTTTTCTATAAGAGGTAGTATTGAGAAAAAAGAAAATATAGATAAAGGATTGTTAGAAGCTCTTATGAATGGTGGGAGATACACCATAAAAATTAAAAAAGAGTTAGTGGATAGGATTTCTAAGATGACAAAAGACGAAAAAGAAAAAGCATTTACAATCCTTAGTGCTGTTACATCTACAGCTAAAGGTAAAGTAACTAAGTTTACTAAGGCTCATTTGAAAGAGTTGAAAAATGAGGTGGGTTAAACAAAATATGGAACAATTAGAGACACTAGGGAGAAGGCTTGATAAAATAGGAATAGGAGTTCAGTTTGTGGCAAACTTCCCTTGGGTATACTTATACAAGATTAACGGACAATTAGTAAAAGAACGATACAAATCCGAACACGGATTTACAATAGCATTTTTACCTGTACGTATAGATAAGTCTTTTTGTTTCACAGATATAAATGAAACTTTTAAACTGATACGTAAGTATTGCAACGTTGAGTATATACGAAGTGCTGACGATAGGCGTTGTTAGCATTAGTACGGAATTATAAATACAAAACTTAAATAAAATGAATAGATTAAAAGAATTGATTGGTAAAACACTTACTAAAGTAGAAAAAAACGACAATGACGAGATAATATTTACTTGTGAAGATGAAAAACAATATAAAATGTATCACGTACAAGAATGTTGCGAAAGTGTAACTATTGAAGATATAGTTGGTGACTTACAAGACTTGGTTGGAAGCCCAATATTAAAAGCGGAAGAGGTTTCTAATTACGAACCAACTTCAGAAGAAGATGTTGAACGAACCAGAGAATTAGAAGATTGGGGTTCTTGTACTTGGACTTACTATAAGTTCGCAACAATTAAAGGATATGTAGATATTAGATGGTTTGGTGAAAGTAACGGATACTACTCTGAATCAGTAGATTTTATATTGCTTGATGTTGATTCTGAGTACTATTAATGTTAACGGTTTGGCTAAGATTAGTAGCCTAAGTAATGAACTAATCAATTAAAAAACTAAGAATCATAAGGCTATTAATTTTAGCCGTTGTTGGCGGTAGTACGGTATTAAAAAACGAATTAAATTTACAATTATGATAACTGGAAATACATTAATAGAATTAGGATACAAGCCTGCAAAATGGTTTGGTGAAGTTATTGAAGAAGCGAATAAAAGAAACTTGTCAGGTAATGCTTTGAAGTCGTTTATTGATGAAATAAAGCCACCGTCACCAATTGAGCCACAAACAGGTTTGAAATACCACAAGAATATTAGAGCAGAACACGAAGAAGAAGTTTCTAATGTTCAGCAAGTATTTGAAACAATGGATATATTAATGCAGACCCCTACAATTGTAAACGGCTCTGTAATGCCTGATGCTTGTCCAACTGGTGAAAAAGGGCAAATACCTGTTGGTGGTGTAGTTGGTGCAAAAAACGCAATACATCCATCTATGCACTCGGCTGATATTTGTTGCTCTGTAATGATGACTAATTTCGGAATGGTTGACCCTAAAACAGTTCTTGATTTTGCACACGAAACAACTCATTTTGGTGGTGGTGGACGAAATGAATATTCTGAACTACCTACTGAATTAGCAGATCGCATAAAATCGAATAGATTTTTGAATGACAAAAAAAGCATTGAGTTATCTACTAATCATTTAGGAACGCAAGGAGACGGAAACCACTTTCTTTTTGTGGGAAAGTCTGAAAAAACAGGCGAAACAATAATGGTGACACATCACGGCTCACGTGGTTTTGGATCGTACTTGTATAAAAAAGGAATGAAAGTAGCTGAACGATTCAGAAAAGAATTATCTCCTAAAACCCTAAAAAGAAATGCGTGGATTCCTTTCGATACACAAGAAGGAAAAGACTATTGGGAAGCGTTACAAATTGTAAGAGATTGGACAAAACTAAACCATATTACCATACATAACGAGACGGTTAAAAAGGTTGGTATTGAACCATTATTGCAGTTTTGGAATGAGCATAATTTTGTATTCAAGGATGAAGATGTATTTTACCACGCAAAAGGAGCAACCCCTTTAGATGATAAGTTTGTACCTGACTCTTACAACGGATTAAGATTGATTCCTTTAAATATGTCTGAACCTGTTTTAATTGTAAAAGGAGCAACTACTGAAACAAATTTAGGATTTGCACCACATGGAGCAGGGAGAAATATTAGCCGAACTGCTCATAAAAGAAAAAAGGATGGTAAAACTATTGAGCAAGTTTTTGAAGAGGAAACAAAAGGATTAGATGTAAGATTCTTTTCTGGAAACATTGATATTTCAGAACTACCAACAGCTTATAAAAACGCTGATAATGTTCAGGCACAAATGGAAGAGTTTGGGCTTGGTGAAGTAGTAGATAGAATTATGCCTTATGGTTGCATTATGGCTGGCGATCGGTTGCAAGATACTCCTTGGTGGGTTTAACACAAACTTAATTAAAATGGAAAATAACACATTTATATCAAATCAAATTAAAACACCTAAAGTTGTAGGTAGTTACGAAATTACAGGAACAAAAGTAAATACTATTGAATTTGCTTTTACAAAAAAACCTAAGTTAATAAACCGATTGTTTTGCAAATGGTGTTTAGGATGGACTTGGCGAGATAAGTAGCATTACACACAACCCCCTTAATAAAACGACAATGCTTAGTTACCAATAACTTACAATCTAATTACATATAAACTGTAATAGTTAATCCATAATGAATAACTTGTTAAAACATCATAATGATCCTCCCAAAAAAAGATAAACAGGGTAATCAATACCTATCCTACTCACAAATAAGTAGTTTTCTAAAGAATCGTAGAGACTACATTAGGCAATATTTCCTCAAAGAAAAGTTTGAAGGTAATGGTTATACAGAGTTTGGTAAACGTATTGGAGAAGCATTAGAGAAGAATGACTTTAGTACCTTTTCCGATAAAGAACAAGAGTTACTTAGGAGTATCCCTCGCCATGATGTTTTTGAAAGAGAGGTGAGACTCATCCGCAAAGACTTCTACGTGATCGGTTATATCGATACCAACACCTCAAAAGATGGTAAGATCGAAAAGATTATCGACTACAAAACAGGAGACATGAATAAAGAAGATGTTTATATTTCTGAGGAGTATTCTCAACTATATATCTACGCTGCTGCTTTAGAACAAGAGTTGGGTGTATTACCCAAGAAAGCATCTGTTATATTAATAGAAAGGAAAGGGAATCTTTTTAAAAGAGAGAAGTTGGTTTTAGGTGATAAGTTCTTATCAATTGACAAGAAGATTACTAAAAAGAAAATTAAAGAAGTTGTTAAAATGGTTGATGATACAGCTAAAGAAATTAGTGATCATTACGAAGTGTTTTTGAAATTGAATATAATATGAGTTATGAATAAGGATTATAAATACATAACAGCGATGTTCCCTTATCCGTCTGGTAACGGATTACATTGTGGACATTGGTATAACTATGCGTTAATAGATAGTTATTGTAGATACCAAAGATTTATAGGTAATGAAGTTTTCCAGCCTTTTGGGTATGATTCTTTTGGATTACCTGCTGAAAATTATGCGAAGAAAGTAGGGAGAAATCCTAAAGATGTTACTTATGAAAACATTGATAAATTTAGAGTTCAGATAAGACAAATGAATACTGAATTTGAAGAATTACTTATCACTTCCGATGAGGATTATCAAAAACATTCAAAATGGCTTTTTACCCAACTTTATAAAAATGGATTAGCGTACAAAAAAAATGCAGAAGTAGATTTTTGTAATGAGTGCGATACTGTTTTGGCTCGTGAACAAATCAAAGAAAAAAGATGTGAGAGATGCGGAAATATTACTACTAAAAAAACACTTAATCAATGGTATTTTAAAATAACAGATTATAAAGAAAGATTGATTAAAAATCTTGATACCATCGATTACCCCAAAAGCACCATTAACGCTCAAAGAAACTGGTTAGAAAATCAACACGATTGGTGCGTTAGTCGGCAAAGAAATTGGGGTTGTAAAATACCTTTGGATGGTGAAAATGATACAATGGATACTTTTGTAGATAGTAGTATTTATACTATTATTTACTGCTTAAAAAAAGGAATTAAACCTAAGCCTGTTGACTTATACGTTGGTGGAAAAGAACACGCTTGTATGCACTTAATTTATTCAAGGTTTATAACTATGTTTCTTAACGATATTGGTTTTATAGATTTTGAAGAACCATTTAAAAAAGTAATTCATCAAGGGATGATTTTAAACAATGGTGAAAAAATGAGTAAGAGTAAAGGAAATGTTGTCAGTCTTGATAACTACGATAGTGATGTAGTCCGATTCTATTTAATGTTCATAGGACATTATTTTGATGGTGGGAGTTGGAGTGATAAAAACATAAAAGGTATTGAAAGATTTATCAGGGGTTGGAACAATTGGCTTACAGAAACTGGTGAAGATTCTATTGATTATGATAGTTTTGAAAAAATGATTTTTTCTTATACAGAGTCTTTCAAATTCAACAAAGTAGTTAGCTCCTTTATGATCTTATTAAAACAAAATAGATCTAAAAAACTAAAGATCGAACTTAAAGACAAACTCTATAAATTACTAGAGATATATATGCCGAACATTATAACTAAATAAGTCATAAATAAAAAAAGTTCTTATAAGTCCCGTTCCAATACTGGAAACCCCCGCTTGGTGCGAGTTATAAGACCTATAAAAACCTATATAAAAAATAGTCTTCCAACTCAGGACGCACACAAGGTTGTTGGTCAACATCATTTCTCCTTGCTATAGCTAGTTATACATTTTTAATGTAATATTGACCTGCTAATTAACTATTTAATTTCTATTTAAAAAATTTATCAAGGTTTGCTTGAACGTCTTCTCACCTAACTTGAAAGGTTTTATCTCTCCCCGTAAAGATCGATTACCTTAAAAGACCTACTCTAGTATGCTTGTTTATTACGGATCAGAGGCATAGTAGGTACTGTTAAATCAAAGATACAAAATTAAAACGTATAAATAGCTTTTGTTCTACCTTGCGTAAAACCTCTTTGATATCCATCCATGTAAGTAAAATCTGGACGATGTGGTGTAGGACATACAGGAACTACTGGCTCATAACATGGTGCTTGTGTATAGCAAAAACCATCATAAAACCCTGTTGTAAAACCTGTACAATACATCTTCATTTTATGTGATTGTGCTTGTACCGATGTTGAGATTCCTAGTGTTAGTAATCCGATAAATAATAGTTTTTTCATAATATTGAATTTTGAATTAACAACAAATATAAAACTATTTTTTCTTTTTAACACAGTTATTCACTCTCTTACCTGATTTTATTTTAGTACCTTTCTTTTCGTATCCTTTCCAACAGGATTTTTGTGTTGCTTTTTTCATGATTGATTAATTTAACATTTCCATGCTTTACGTCTAACCTTTACTTTCTCTGTTTGTTTTTGTTTAGCACTCCTAGCACAATATGCTTTTTGTTTAGGGTGTCCTTTTGGGTATGACTTTCTAGTCCTTGTCTTACCGTCTGGATCAGTGTATTTAGTACCGTTAGCGTACTTTTTACTCGGTGGTGTTTTCTTTGTTGGCATTATTTTTGTTTTATTGCTTTTTGTGGATTCTTTTTTAGGTCTTCAACTTGTCTTATAAACTCCTCTTCTGAAACACTGATTAAATTGTTTCTCTCCCATGAGCTAAAATTTCTAACTAAGGCATTCTGAAATTTAGAAACACCTTCGTTGGTATTTTTATTTTTGTTCTTATAGTAGTGCATATTGAGTACGTTAACCGCATCCCTTACCTTTTTAATATTCTGTATTCTAAATATCATTTGGCTTTCATTTTTACTATACCCTAATTTTGGTGCAGAATCATCATCTGTAACATCCCATACCAAACTAGTTGCGCTTGCGTAGATATTAAAGTCATACTTTCTAAAAGCCGCTCTACTCGCCGCTAATCTTGACCAATCCCCAACAGACCCCCAATTCTCATCTTCTTTTTTCGCTTTTTTAGCACCGTATATCATAGATACTGCTTGTGGAGGGGTGTAACCTCCTACCAATATATGTTTTACTCCTTTTAAAAATTTAAAGAAAGGGTGTTCTTCTTTAGTGTATAATTGCTGACCAAAATCTGTTTTACCTCCATACGCTTCACGTATTAAACTTATTAGCATATTTGGCTCAAATAATCCTTTGACACTACTATAATCCAAATGCATCATACCTATTGTTTTAGCGTAAGGGTCTTGACCAGAATAATCTATGAATTTAGCATTACCTTTCTCATCTATATTTTCTATAATCAGATTATCATCAACCCAAAAAGGTCTTAGGTTAACGGCTTCTTTTTTCAATATTATTTCCTCTTCGTCGTCATCAGAAAAATATCTATAAATAGATTCTATGCTATGTTTCAGTAGTAAATTGAACCCTACAATTAGACTAATTCCTGCTGACCTTTTACCGAAAGATTTTAAATAGGCTTTTCTCTGAACATCGTTGATCTTATTCCCTCTAAAATCAACACCTGTAGAAACTGTTTTAATATCATTGTACGCTATCGCAATAGCACCTACAAACGATCTAGTAGCTTCTATTTGAAAAGAAACGTAATCACCTGTAGGGAATCTAGCTACGTCTTTAAACCAACTAGGTAATCTTGAAAAAGTAGGGTTTCCTAACTTAACATCGTTTCCTGTTTGACGTAGTACATCGATCCTTTCTGTTTCTGTTAAATCCTTATATTCTTTACCATATAGTTTTTTAGCCATTGATCCTTTTTGTGCGTAAACAGCCATAGCTTTACCATAATCATCTACTTGTGCATATCTCTGACCGAGTTCTTTATCTAACTTTCCAGCTCCTCTTCTAATTGTTTTCTGTAGTTTATCGAATTTATTTATTGCTGCTGATTCATTCCCTAAACTCATTTGTTTGTACATATCATCTATATAACCCATAGTAATTAGGTTTATATCTGTAGATAATACACCTGCTTCTGCTGCGTCTGCAAATATTTGTTTTGTGAAATCGGTTCTGTTTCCAGTAAACATCATCTTACCTCTACCTGCAACAGATTGAAAAAATGCCTTAGGGTCTTCTAAAAGAATAAAGTTACCATTCAATATTTGACCAAATACAGCTAAACCAGTTATGTTTTTAAACCATGTACTCGAAGTAGGTAGGATTTTAGACTTACGCATTGCTGTCAAAGCATTGAAGTAAATTTGACCTACTGTAGTATTAGCTTTATAGATAGGCTCTTGTTCAAACTCCTTAGCTATAAACTCATTAACCCACTTACCGTGCAGCGGACTAGATTTATCATTTACCTGAACGTATTCTTTAGCGTTTTTTGTAGGTTTTTCATTGAATATAAACTCACCAAAAAATCTATCGTTTATTGTTTTTAACGCTTGTGCTTTATAAACCATTTTACCAACAGCCATCATTGTAGATAAGTACTGATCTTCTGGTAATTTAATATCCCCTAGTAACTTTTTAATATGGTCGGGCATTGGTTGAAATAAACCACCTAAACCTTCATAAATAGAAATAGCTTCATCTAAAACCATTTTGTGGTTTTTCTTAAACTTAGGGTATTTTTCAGATGCTTCTTTTACTGCTTGATCCCATAGTTTTTTGTTTTTAGCTTTCCGTACCTTAGCTTTAAGTGAATCATCACTCATGGACAAAGTGTTTGTAGAGGTGTTGATACTAGAATAAGTATTTTTAGGATTTCTAATATCGTCCCATTTCTCTAGTAAATCGTTTACTGTTTTAGTAGCTTTGTCTATTGCTTTTTTATAACCGATACCTTCATCGATCATTATTTGTTTAGCTTCTTCTCGTATTGCTTCGTTGATTAAACCTTCTGAAGGGTTGTAATCTTTTTCTTTAAAATACAGATATGTCTGATGCACATAATCCCCTAAATTGTCTAATATGTTTTGTTTAGATTCTTCTGGCATTCTTTCAAAAGCAGGGTCTTCGGTAACTATTTTAGAGAAGGAATCGATGTGTGATCTTAGTCCGATTACTGTATCGGCTAAATCTTTAGATACTTTACTAAGTTGGTCATACGCATCTTTAGAATTTGTATTCCTATCAACAGGTGTCATTAGGTCTTTAACCATCCCTGTTAGATTAACCTTAGCTGTTTCTTTGTCTAATTTACTTTTGAAAATGTAATTTTCTAATGCTTTTTTATATGTGGTCTTATACTTTTTAGCATTCTCTTTTGAAATCATCTGTAATTCAGACAACTTAGAACCTATTAACTCTATTTCAGAAACTATAGGTAATGTGGTTTTATTAACAAAACCAAATACCCTTTTTCTACCCCCAGATATAAACTTATTAAGTTTTTGTAATTGAGTGAGTTTTGTTTCTTTTTCAGATTCTTTTTTACTAATTTCTTCAATAACCTCGTCTAGTTGTTCATCTAACTCTTGACTCATGTTTGTTCTAGTCGTGTCCTTGTTTAAAGATGATAACTGTTTCTTTTTGTTGTTTAATTCTTCTATTAGTACAGATCTCTTCGATTCTTTCTTCTCTTCTTTTATTTGAGTTTTGATCTCTTTAATTCTATCTTGTAGTAATTGTTTTAAATCGTTTTCAAAAGATTTACCTTTACCTGCATCCAAACTAGTGTAAGACTTAATAGGGGTTGTAGAAGTTGAAAGAATACCGTTATCGACTAATTCTTGTTGTGTAGCTGTTTTCTTTTTACCTGTACCAAAACTAAATGATTTACCTTTTTGTTTGTAGTAGAAAGTTTTAGTTCCGTCTTTAGTCGTGGTAGCAATTAACTCGTTACCGTCGTTATCTACATACTCTTCATGAATAACTTTTTCGGGTCTTACTTTATCTTTTGGTTTTTCTTTTTTACCATCGACTTCTTCAAAATCTACATCTTCTATTTTCGATTCATCAATAGAAGTTTTTGTTTTTTTAGTTGGTTTTTTTGTTTTAGTTAATCCTGACTGTTTTTCTATTAATCCTGACTGTTTTTCTACTTGATCTCCTCCTAACATCTTATCGTATATGGTCTTCATTTCATCATTAAGTTTAAGATCTATTTCACTATCTTTAATACCATTATAAATATCAGTTAACCATTTTTTAAATCTCTCAAACATTTTTCTTAAATCAGAAGTAGGTGCTTTACCATCTGCTAAATATTTTTCAAAACCTCTAGCGAATTTCTCTGATGTTTCCGTAGTCCACTCTTTAGTTTTAGCCCATTGTTTAATAGCTGTTTTTTCTGATTCGTTTAAATAATGCTCGTAAACGTGTGCCATTTCGTGAAGTGGCGTAGATACGTTAGGGTCTGTTAAAGCGTAGATGATAGCTGTTCCATCCATGTTAACCATAGCAGCACCTCTAGTTTTTTCGGCATCCTTTTGAAACTTGATTACCTCTTCTATACTTACAGCATTTTCATCAAATACAACATAGTTGAATCCTCTTGCCGTATCACTTGTCGCTCCTCTTGATATGCTTTCGGCAGGGTATTTTATGCCATCGATGCCTGCTCTTAAAAGAAATAAAGATACTTCTTTGTCGCTTCCAAGTAAAAAAGATTTTTGTAATTCTTTGTAATAAGTTTCACCAGTTATGTTATTTGAAGTGTTTAAAACATTCACTCCACTTTCATTTGTGTAAGCAACTTTGGTAAGACCTTCTTTAATTGCTTGCTCTGCTATTTTTTGCTTTTGTTCTTTTGTTAACTCCTTATCCCACTCCAACCAAGTGTATTGGTCAGGTGTTTTACCTTTAAAAAGGGTTACTTCATATAAAAACCGACTATCTTTTTTGGAACTAAAACTCTCTAATGAGTTTAATAATTCAATAGCTTTTGATTTTTGTTTATTAGATGCTATCTTGCTGTTTTTGACTGCATTTATTGCATCTTGTTTTGATTTTGCTCCAAGTAAATCAAATCCAACAACATAAATAGATGGATATTCTTTCTTAACATTATCTACGTTTTTACCGTTTATATAAAATGAGTATTCTGACAAAACATTTGCATAATGTCTTGCAATGGATTCTAAATCAGTAAAGTACAAACCCCACCCAAATGCTTGTAAACCTTCTCCTGTGCCTATTTTAGATAATTGGAACTTATCAAACTGATAAGGACTTCCATGAAAAGCGTCTATTTGAAACTTAATACCTTTTGGTAAATCTTTTAAAGTGTTTTTATCCCCTTTCTTAAACTCAATCTTATCATACATTTTTTCTTTAGAAATACCTGCGCGTTTAGCCATCTGTCCAATCATTCTATCTTGAATAACGGATGATGCTAATGCTTGAACTCTATTTAGATTAAATATCTTTCGGTTTACATCATATAAACCTTTTATATTTTTTGTCTTAGTACCCGATGTTCCAGCTACTTTCTCTACTCCTTTGTTTTCTTCTTTTCCTTCATTTCTTCTCTCGCTTCTTTGAGTAGTCTCATCAAGTTGTTGTACACCTCTACTTGTTGTTTTGTTGGTTTTAAGTTGTTTTTTAACATCTCCTTTTTGTTTTAAATATTTTTTTATTATACTGATTTGCTCATTTGTTAAAACCTTATCTTCTAATTTATCAAGTGCTTCAAAAGATTCTTTAGAATCATCTAAATTCATATATCTTTTGTATGCGTCTGTAGAAGATTCTAAATCAAAATTTATCTCAATGGCTTTTTCTAATTTTTTTCTTTTGTCTTTAGATGTTTTATATTTTTCTGGGTTTCTTTCCCTGTCTTCCACGTAATCAATTATATCTTGTGGTGTTATCTCATCACCAAATTTTTGGGACATTACCTGTGCTTGTCCATCCAAAGGTATTGCTTTTTTATTGGCGTATAAAATATTGAAACTTTTATTATCTTTCCTTAGGTTATTATCTCCAGCAATACCTCCATAATCTTGAGATCTGATTCCTCTCAAGTTTTTGTGGATAAACGCGTACTTATCTCCTGTTTGTTTTTCAGTAGAGTCTAAAAGTTCTAACTCTTCCTGTAAAAGTTCTCCCTCTTCTGCGTTACGGCGGTCGGCTAACTCCAATTCAGTAATGGCACTTTCGTCAATAGCGCCAATCTCAACTGCAGTATTATAATCATCCAACATTTTTTCGTACTCCTGATCCGATAAAACATCTTCTGTTTTATTATCTACATCTGTTTCTTGATCTTTAGTAATTTCTTCATCTACTTTACTACTTCTTATTTCAGCTATTTCCTCATCTACTTTTTCAATCTCTTCATTAATTTCTTTATGAAAAGCCTTATCTTGATTTTTCTTCTTTAGCTCTAGTTCGTTACGTTTATCTACAGCCTTTAGTAAAGGGTCTAGTTTCTCTATAGGTGTATCCTCTGGTATTTTGTTTGAATACTTAGCGTAGGTTTCGATATCTTTAATAATATCGTTTGCACTACTTTCAGATATAGCACCTTCTTCTTTGAAGTTATTGATAAATTCTTTAGAAGTCTCTACATCTTGTGCAAAGTATTCAAGCATTCCGAACCTATCTTTATTGATGCTTGGAGACTTACTATTCAAAGCTGTTACTAAACCAATAGTAGAAAAAGAAAGTAATCCTGTTTCGATGATTTCCCCTTTTGTAATTTTGGTGTCTAATACGTCTTTTCCGACTTCTTCATTGACACCTTCGTTTAGTTTTTTTTGTCCTATATTTTCTCCTAATTCTTCTAATACTTGCTTACCACCTTCTGATGTCAAGTCTATACCTTTCTCTGCTGCTTTTTTAGCAAACGTTCTTTTAAACCCTTCTTTACCAAACTTAACATAGGATTCTGCTAATTCTTTTGAGAATTTTTTATCGACACCTTTTAAAGACACGCCTAACGCTTTCGTATCAGGGGATATAATAGATAATCCTGCTGTTAATAACCCAGCATTAAAAGACAAATCTAGTGCTTCCCCTATAGCTTTTTCGTCGTTTATATTGGCTTTTCTAAGTTGTGATAATGTGTCTTCATAAACAGATGACGTAACCATACCTGACTGAACAGCCATAGATGTACCTAACGCTTTAAGTTTACTAACTTTATTAGCTCCTCCTAACAAACCTTTAGTGGTAGCTAGTTGAACTGCTAAATCACCAAGTGTAGAAGCACCCATACTAATTAACCCCATGAGGCTATATGTAGTACCTTCCTCTTCTGATTGTTTTGCTTTTTCTAAAACAGTATCTCTGTCAATCCCTATTTTATCAGCAATTGATGTAATATCTTTACTTTCGTCAGTATCTATTATTCTACCTTTACTACTAACAATTAAGTTTTTACCTTTATGATTTACTTTTTTACCAGATACAACACCATAGGTTAATGAATTATGGTCTAACTCATCGTTGGTTTCTTGTATCATTCTTTGATATTCCGCTTCCCCTTCTGAACCTACTAAGTCTAAAGCGAAAGAGGTTATGTTACTTGTTGCTTTACCAATACCCCCGAAGAAATTACCGAATGTAATATCACCTAGTTTTTTGTGTAAGTCAGTAATTCCTCTCTCTTTCTTAATACCACCTAGTGTCTTTTGGTTTTTGTATTCGTCATATTCTTTTACTAACTTATCGTCGATTGCTTTTTTATAAGTGGGTAGTTTATCATTAACATATTGTTGATAACCTTTGGTAATTTTTTTAATTTCGTCTTCTACTTTTCTAGCACCTTCTAAATTGTTTGTATTGATTAACCCTAGGTATTTACCGTTTAAGTAATCCACCCTATCTTTAACATATCCTGATAAAGTATTGTTTTTAGCAACCTCTCTAATTAGTTTTTCATCCGATTCGGATTTGAAAAAATCTGTTGTGTTATCTGTGAAATAACCATCTTTGTACAATTTTTTGATTCTGTTATTACCACCTTCTATATAACCATTAAAATCTTCAAAATCTATACCGTATTGATCTAAATCACCTCCATATATTTTACTAACGGTTTCTGGTTTTTGAACACCTATATCTTCTTTCTGTTGATCAGTAAAGTTCAAAACCGTATTTTCGTAATCTATAGGTTCGTTTATAATACTTTTCTTGTACTTAAAAGTATCTCTATTAGCTAATTCTTCAAAATTCTTTTTCTGTTTTTCTACAGTAAATTTCTCATAGTCTGGTTTTTGTGTTGCTTCATAAGCAGCCAAACCTTGATAATCTTTGTCTGGTAGGTTTAATGAGTTTCTATCGAATACAGGTGTAGTTTGATCTTTGAGCTGTATTACGGTCGCTCTTTCATTGACTTCTTCTGGTGTAATGTTATAGTTTTTTACACCTTGTTTCTCATACTCTTGAATGATTTCTTTAGTCGCTCTTTCTTGTAGTTTTATAGCGTTGTTGGGATCTACGGACTCCGATGAAGAAGTAATATTTGCCGATACTGATTCTGATCCCCCACTCGGTACGGCTTGTGCTTTTTTTGACACAGGGGGTGTTAATGATTGTTGATTAAAGTATTTATCTTTAAATTCATCAAAAGATTTACTGTATAATTTAGTTTCACTAACTACGTTATATAGTTTATTTATGTTTTCTTCGTTCGAGTACTTCTCTTTAAATTCATCAAAAGATTTACTGTATAATTTAGTTTCACTAACTACGTTATATAGTTTTTCAAATTCATCCATGTCGTATTATTAATCTAAAGAGTTTATATATTCATCTGGTATATTCGGGGTTGATCTTTGTTGTGCTTTTCGATCAGGTTCATCCCTAGCCATTTGTATTTGCTTCTGTGTTAAATCTCCTTGATATTTTTCTGGAGCGTATACTGTAGATTGAGGACTAGCGTTATAAACATCGGGTAGCTTATATTGACTAAATTCATTAACAGCATAGTTTTCTAAATCTACAGATGTTTCTCCACCGAGTATCATAGATATACCAGTTAAATTACTTTTGTTTAACTTTCTGTATTCTGTTAGTTTTTTTACGGGTTTTCTTGTTGTAAATGATCCTGCAACATTTTTTGTACCTTCTTCTGCACCATCTACATCTCTACTACCTGCTCCTTGTTCAACAATCTTAGCATACCAATCTCCGTTGTTACCTCTTATTAAATCTGAAACTTTAGACTTGGGTTCTAAGTCTAAAATATCTTTGGTTTTGTTTAATATAGTAGGGGATAGTTTTAAAGACAAACCTTGTATTGTATTCTTAACAGGTATTTCTTCTAGTTTTCCTGTAGCAGTGTTCATTTGGTGCTTTGTGTCTGTTTGAACATCGAATGTTTCTACATATAACATTCCTGTTTCTTCATCGAAAATAGGGGAAATCAGTGTACCGCCGTCCTTACTATAACCAAATCCATAAGTTCTATCGTCTTTAGGTAAAGATTTTTCTTTGAAGTATTTATCATATCCTCCTTTTACACTATTATATAACGTTTCACGAACTAATTTGCGTTCATCATCGGTAAAACCGCCGTATTTAACAATAGGTTCTCCGGTCTTCATGGTAATTTGATATAAATAATCAGACATGATTTCGTCATTATCTAATTTTATATCAATAAGTCTATTAGCTTGTTCTCTTTGTCTTTCTCCCCATTGTTTTGACTCTATGGATTTATCATCGTTTACTAATCCGCTTACGTTTGTACCAACTAAATCCAATATCTCGTTAGTATCTTTCAGCATATCGTTACTTTCCATAGGTGAAAAACTACCATCTATAAGACCCACATAAGGCATATTAAATCTATTACCTTCTTCGTCTTCTGTTAACCCAACAGGTTCATAATTTTCATCAAGTTCTATGACTATTTTTCCATCTACTGTAATAGGTTTTAAAATTCTACCAAATCTATCAGCTCCTGAAACTTTACCCGCGTCGTCAGCCTTTTGGTATTCTGCAAATTTAGTACCTAGTAACTCTGTTCCAGAATTAACTAAGTTAACAGCTCGTTTTAATTTATTCATTTTCAACCTAGCATCCGCTTTATCTTCTTCTGAACCGTACATGGCAGACCTGTGTACTCTAGCGTATTCGTTAGCTACTTTTTCACCAAAACCGTATATAGCGTTGTCATAATCTCCATATTTTGAAAACTCAACAGCTATATCCTCTGGTTTAAATTTCTTACTCCATTCGTCTATCTTCTTAGCTTTAGCTGCTTGTTTTGCTGCTTTACCTGCTTTTTTTCTAGCTTGTTCTTCAAGACCTTTACCACCCCAATATTGAGTGATTTGAGGCATCTTACTGTCGTTATATGATAACTGTAAACCAGCTGCACCAGTACCTACTTTTGCCATGATTATTTTAAACTTTATTAATTATTCCATGTTAAACCTCCGTACATCTGTCCTGCTGTAGGTAACGGTTTAGTTTTTTCATAAGAAAAACCACCTTTTTTTGAGATCGTTGGGTTATTGTCTTTTTTTAAACCACCTATTCCTGCTGCAGCGGATTCAAGACCAGTAGCTATATCTGCAAAACCTCCATACTTCATATCAATACCAGTATCCATCATCTTACCTAAACCTTGTAGTTCAGTAGTTTGTCTTTGTTCAAACATATTCTGATTCATCACATCTTGACCTGCTCTCATTTCATCAATACGTCTTTGTTGCATATCTAAGTCAGCACCAATCTCACGATTCATTAATGTGTTCTCTCTTTGTACCCTACCTAAACCTCCTACAAGACCTCTAGTACCTGCTTCTCTTAGAGCATCTACACTTGTAGCTGTTGTTCTACTCATTTCTTCTCTTGCTAGATCTGCACCTAAAGTACTAACTTGTAAAGATTCGTAAGGGTTTTCTAATTCTTGCCATTCAAATTGAGACATTGCTTCTTGTTCTTTTCTTTTCATCCTACGACCTTCAAAGAACTTAGCTGCACCTGATATAGCACTTATTCCGCCAGAAATTATTCCTAACATATTAGATTATTTTATGAATTGATTATATATGTAAATATACAGAAAATTAAGGGTAACTCTTTATTATATCAGAGTTTACTGCAAATAACTCTACTTTATCGTTTTTAGTAACGTTTAAGTCCATTCTCATAGTATATCCTCTTAGGTTACCTCCTTCGTATCTGGGGTTTTTATATCCTAATATGAAATCCCCTATATTTAATCCTGCTGTAGTATCCATGGTTATTGTAGTAACCCACATTACAGTAGAGGAGTTTTGAATTGTACCTATGATGTTTTCAGAAGAACCTTGAATAATTTTGTCATCTGCTGTTAAAGAGTTACTAAACCCATTAACCACAATACTTGTAGGTGTTATAGATGTTATTTCACCGATACCATAAGTAGATTTAGAATCAAAATGTCGTGTATCTTCGTTACGTCTGGCGTAAGCAAACCAAACACCTTCTTTTTGTAAATATTCAGATTCAAATATAGAGCTATTTATAGAATTTGTAGTCATATCTATATATGCCTTAATTGATGTATCCCATTGATAATTACCCTCTAACGATACAGACTGTAGTAATTTAATTTCAGAGGGGCTATCGTTCACCATAAGACTAATACGAGAAGGGTATTGTACACCATAAAAAGTATTACGATTAACGTTATCACTATCGTGCAAATACAGATCTCCTTGATAAAAAGAATAAAGATTATTATTCATACCTATCATGTAATCAGGTTGATACGAATAGAATGAAACCCATCCTTGATTAGGGTTATTAAAAGACAATGTTTTTACACCTGTGTTTAATACGTACTCATCATCGTAAGGGTTAAATACTCCTAATTTAGGTAAAGTAAAGTTGTCTCGTGAGCTATCAATAAAATACCTTCGCATTCCGTATTTAGATATTTCAGTTAATCCGTTCAAACCTAGTCTCATAACACAACCTCTTTTAACGTCTGTGAAGTAGATGTTATTGCCATTAAACGCAAAACTTTCAGGGTTAGAGCTAATTCCATATTCGCCTGTGTACGGAACTTGTTGCCCTAATACAGATTGTATAGATGACACATTTGATGTTCCATCTGCGTTTAACAATAAGTCTTTACCATAGAGTACTTTAGATACTTTATCTTCTTGAAATACTACTAGGTCTGTGTCTCTTGAATAAATTCTTTGTATTGATCCAAATTCTTTGGTAATATCTTCTTTGAAGTTTGCTCTAGCTAAATTAAATTCGTTTAGTCCGTTGATATTAGAGTTCTCGTTATATACCTCACTATAAGTAATATCTGCTCTTCTTCTTATTTTTCTAAACTTTTCTACCGATGTTGACGAAGGTCTTAGATCAATATTTAGATTTGGTTTATTAAATACATCTAGGAAAGATATGGATTCTACACCTTCCCCCATAGCATAACAATTATAAAAATCTAATGTGTGAATAGCGTCTTGTGTTGGTGTTTGAGATTGTTCTTTACCAATATGATAACCATTTATTATATCAAATGTCTCTGATGTTTCGTAGTATATTTCTGATAGGTTTGTTTCTGGTATTGTTTCAAATACGGTTAGACCGTTAGAGTTTTCAATGGTTACTGTAACGTCTATAACTGATCTTCTACTACCTACACCTCCTCCCCCCATAGGGCTTTCAAAAGACAACGTTTTTGTTATGTTATCACCTGTGACTTCTGTTATACCCGCATTGAAAAAAATGTCCGCAGCGTCATTCTTAAAATCAGACTCGATATTACCAAAACCCACCTCTTTCTCATAAAAATCATATAGATTCTGATAATCCTCTGAAACAGGGTAAGTATTTTTTGCCGTGTATATAGCATCACTAGCTCCTCCAAATAAACCTCCGCCTTCTGCTCTTTTTCTCAGTCCGAATATTTCTATTGTGACTTTACCACCTTGATTAATAGGAAAATATTCTGTGTCATTTCTCAAACCTGTAACAGTAGCTACGGGTTGTCTTCCTCTACTATCTCTTCTGGCGGAATACTTTCTAATAAAAAACGCATCAGGGCTAAATGTGGCTGCGAAACCTAATGGTTTAACTTTAAAGTAAGTCCCTGCTGGTTCAATTATCTCTACAACATTTGGTAAATTTTCTGGACCCTCTGTTATTTGACCCGTTGTCTGATCAAAGAAATTACCATCTATGAAATTTTGTTCTTTATTGGAGATTTCTAAAACGGTTACTTTAATCGGAATCGGTAATGTTCCATTGACATCTCTTTTTACATATAATGTATCTCCCTCTCTTATTTTATCTTTGGTTGATTGTTCTAACTTATACCAAACAAAGTTACCATCTATAAAAAATTTAGTGGTAATAATGTTATCATAAAACCCCTTATTTTGTTTTACTACAAATTTATAGTTATTAGCTTCTTCTGGAGCTAATATTCCTTGTGGTATGGTAACTCTTAATTTATTTTGTAATTCTGAAAGAGACTGTGGTATATCAACAGTATTTGTGTTTGATAATAAAACTGTTGATTTTCTACCATAATCGTCTAAATATATTAATCCTACTTCTAGGTTTCGATTGGTCTTTAAAGAAGCTGTGGATGCCTCTAATAAAAAACTAGCGTCGGTAGATTCCGAAAATTCCCAATTATAAACAATAGTCTGTGGTATTGTACTGTCTGTATGTTCTTGCGAAGGTGAGTTTATAGTTAATATCGTACCAGATAAAAAATAAGTAAAAGGATTACGGGCAGTAGAATCTGTACCAACAGGAGGTTCTGAATTTTCAATAGAATCGAAAACCCTAACCATTACACCAGGGTCTAAAGGAGGAGTACCTGTTATGAAATTAAAAAACTCTGTACTAGAAGTTAAATCTGTTAAATCAGTGTAGTCTCTTTCTAAAATAAAAGAAAATGTGTATGCGAAATTTGAAGCAGAACCCTGATCATCAACATTACTAGGTAATTTACCTAACATAGTGATTCCTATATCTAACCTAGTATTCTTAACCAACGGTAAATTAGCTAAATCAATCTCGATATTTGCATCTGAATTAACTAACCTTATAGGTAACTCCTCACCTTCTATACTGTTAGAAACAATATCACAACTAAAATCAACCTTACCAACATCAAACCCTCTTCGTAATTAGCATACATTAATCTGTTACCAATTATGTCCTGTGCTTTGGCTAGTCTGGGTACGTTGTCATAAGCTCTTAATAATTCATCGTCAGGTAAAACCCTTAGTGTTTTATCGTTGATAAAATTATACACTATATTACTATTATCAACTATATTATCCTCATCCTTAATAAAGTCTTCCACAATGTAAACATTATTAGAATTAGATTCTTTCACACAAAGCTGAACCTCTGATACATTCTTACCTCCAGAATTTAAAGTTATATTCAACGCGTTGAATGAATTACGCATCCCTCTGTTTTCAAGGGTGTCGAAGTCAATGTCTAATCCACTAGGTGAAAACGCATAGTTTGTAAAAGACGATAAAGCACTATACTCCCCATCTAAGTATTTGTATCGATATGCAAACGCTAGGAATTTATCATCTAACGAATCAATAGATGATTCAAGAGTTAGTGAAAAAGTAAACTCTGGTGCTTTTAGGGGTGGTGCTTTGATCACCGATATATCTGCTTCTGCGAACGAATCAGGTAAAGAGCCTTTGAAGCGTTCTATATTAATTACTCTTGGTGGGTTTCGGTTATCTGTCCAAAATAACAGATCATCGTTTGAGTCGTCGTTTATTAACTTATTAACACCCGTAATTAAGAAATCTTTACTAAAGTTTAATACACCATTAGGGTTTGTAGATTCTAGTAGTGTTGTTAAAGGGTCAATGTCTTTTGTTTTATCGTACTCTAATACTAAATCTTTTTCATCAGAAGTTACAAACCAATATATTTTTCTATTTGAGTTATCACCAATAGCACCAATACATTTAGCGTTAGTAAGTCCTAAATTTGTTAATTGTTCATTACCTTTTATATTCTCAACTGAACCTGCATCCGAACCATCGCTATTAGAAACCCTTATATTTTCTGCGTGCGGATACTGACCTTTAGGCACAAGACGTTCATCTACGTCTTTATTCATCTTGCTGTCTATAAAGGTATTTTTAAGTTTCATTTGGTATTCTTTTTGGATTTATACGAAACCCATTTGTTTGAAGTAAAAATCTTTAGCTACGTTATAACAATGATTTAACTTCATTAAATCATCATGTGTTTTTACGATGATGTTTTTTATATCAACGCCCTTTTTGTCATATATATACTGTCTAACCATTTGTATTTTTGGTTCTATTGACTCACCTTTCATAGTATATAAATTATATCGGTTGATCTAATAATGGTGTAATCCTCATCCTTCTCCCCAGCGTTCGCTGAAACTTTAACAATATCGCCTACTTTGACATTGTCCTGTGATGAAGATACCACTTCTAATTCTACGAATCTATTATTGGTTTTTATGACAAACCCTTCGCTTTTTTGTTTTTGTAAGTCTTTACAGACAATGTAATTGTTTAACGGTTGCATTATATTATATTTAATTTATTACTTAATCCACATGGTCGATTTTCTGAAAGACTGTAACAGTTCGTCTTTTCTTAACGTGTTGATTCTTAGTTTACATAGTCTTCTACTATTGTAATATTCTTTCCTAGACATCATTTTTTGATTCGCTGGAATGTTCCTACGATTCTTGATTAATTCGTAAGAAATGTAATTTATAATAGTGTCTTCGGCAAATTTATGAATCCTTATTTCTTTTTCTGGTATTCCTTCACTTCCAGTAAATAAACCGTCTGAAATATATTCTAGTGATATTTCTCTACCGTTTACCTCTGAACCAAACTGAATAATACCTTCTGTTTTGTTAATGTTGTACCTACCGTTTGCAAAAAGCCTACTAGCATCTACATTAGGATTAAAGCCTGTGTTACAGATGGAATATTTTCTATAATTACAACCTAAAACATTAGGATGGTAATCTTTGTTAGTTCTATCTCCTATCAATATATTCCCTTCATCATTATATAAAAATTCATATTGATGATCTTGTAAATACTCTCTAGATATATCCATTCTTTTATCTATAGCCATAGGGTGTAATTGACCCATATCGTCAATCCAACAAATCCTAACATAGTTAACAAAGTCAGGAGGTAAAGTAACCTGAAGTGTGGGGGATAACTCTAAAGATATGTGTCGTATTTCTCTTATAACATCATAATACAATTCTCTAAATCCTCTCCTTGCGTGATATAAAACTTTGAATCTAGGAACATTAGCTGTGTAGTCATCGTCATCACGAGACATCATGTAGTTATTAACTATTTCCTCTAATGTAATGTATTGATAATCACCATGTACCTCTCTGTTTTCGTAATAATCGATAGATGGTTTTAGTAAATCTTGGTTGTTTAGTTTCATGCGTCTCTACCGTTAATTTGATCTTTCCTTGTCATCTTGTCTTTTAAAGTTTCTGCTACGTTAATGACATCGGCTTCCCTTAGGTTTATTCCGAAATATGATAACATTCTCAGAACTATATTTGTAAATTCTGATTCGTGTAGTTCAAAATCTTGATAACTAGGGTTTGCTGGGTTAAAAACAGGGTCTCCGCTACTTAACTCAAAATAAGTCCAATTGGGTTGTTTCGGTGTTCTTATATATCTTATTTGTATTTCGTCAATAGTATCTGGTGATACTAAAATATTATTAGAGTATCTTTCGTAAATAGGGAATTGTTCTGTACTTCCTGCTTCTGATATAGATAAATAAGCCATTTGACTTCTTTCTACTTCTTCTATAACTCTGTTTACTAATCCATTAGTTTCTGTAGAACTTATTGATGTAACACCGTCGTCCTCCAAAAAGAAAAGATTTTCTGGTAGTAAAAAAGAATTACCTGTTTTAATTATTGTAGCTATCTCTGAAAACTGATTGATCCTTTGGCGTTCATTGAATGCTAGGTTACTATATCCTCTACTTGTAGAGTTACTGTTTTTCTTTAGTTTATCTTTGTTCTCATCTCCAAAATACCCTCTAAATATTTCTTGCTGAACATTATTAGCCACCAAGTTAAATTCAGTAGGGTTAATATAACCTTGATTTTCCTTGTTTATAATTGTTAGTAATGTTTTGTATATAGTATCTAACATTTATCTATTATTTAGTAAATACAAATATACTAAATAAATACGATTGACTGATTATAACGATTTTAAATAAAAAACCCCTAGAAATAAATCTAAGGGTTTAGTTTATCTACTAACTAAGTTTATTTGGTTTTTTTTGTAGTTAGTCGTCTAGTGATTTCCTCTGCTACTAGTAAACCATCGTCTGTAGTAAGGTATTCTGTGAAGAACTCTACTACGTCTATGCTTCTTGGTGCTGTTGCGATAACTGTTTTATCTTTACTCCACAATATTGATTTTCCATTAGGACTTTTTCTAATAACTCCCTCTCTCAATGCTCTAAGTATTTGATATTTAGTTAAAATGTAGTCATCTTCAAACATGGTTACGTGTCCATTTTCATCAACAAATCTGCTTACATCGTATTCGATTTCGTTGTATAGTACAGACTTTAACTCTTCAATACCCATTTTATTAGCTTGCTCAACAGAACCTTTTAGTACAGATACAACAGCTTTGAGTTTATGAATACCATTTTTATCTTTAGAAGTTTCTCTAACAGCAACTTTGGCATCCATTACCAACTCTTCATTCTCCATACTTTCTTTAGCTTCCATCTCATCGTTTACTTCCTCAAACAATAAACCATTTGAAGGGTGATGGTCTAAAAACTCTTGTGTAATTTGTCTATGAGCAGGTACTTCTAAATAACCTTTTCTAAACACAATTGTTTCAACTAGTGCGAAGTTATCTTGTTCATCCACGAAAATAGATCGTTGGTTAGGACAATGACGAATTGCTCTACTTACTTGCTCTTTTTCATTTGTGTAAATAAGGTTTCCTTTTTTTCCTACTTTGATGGTGAATGTTTCACCTGATCTGTTGTCTTTAAGACGGTAAGTTTTAGCCGTCCAAACTTTTTTTAACTTGGTCATTTTAATAATATTTAATTTTAATTAATGTGTAAAAAGAATGGGAGGTTTCATGCTCCCATTCAGTGTTTTATTTGAAAGTTATTATGCTCCTTCAAAAAGCATAAAGTTGTTAGCACCTACAGTGTTAAGCATTCTTTCGGATAAGTGGTGTTCTTTCATTACATCACTTCCATCAGTAGGTGTTCCACCGTAAACAGAACCTGTGATCCAAGTTTTGTATTTTCTGTTTTCTACCTCTGATGCACGATACATACATTGTAAGAAAGGAGTAGTGATTTTGCTACCTGCTCCGTTACCGTTATATGAACCTTCGTAAACTTCTTTAGTTCCAACAGGAATAAGTACACCTCTAATTTTAGATGCAGGATCTACAGCACCCATAGTAGTAGGATCGTTAAACAATTTTGAATCTGTTTTGAAGAAGTTATAAGTTCCTCTAGTAAATCCTTTAAATCCTAGATTTACAGACATATCCTTATCGTTATCAAAAATACCGTAAGAAATACCTCCACTGTAACCAGCATTCAAAGCACCTAACATATTATCAATAGCCAAGGACTGATCTCTATCTACGTAGAACATATAATCTTGGATCTTACCTTGTGCGTCGAATCGTCTAACGATATCATCAAAGTCAGTAATATCATCAGCAAGACCTTGGAAAGAGTTACCTCTCGTTTTAATAGCTTCAAAAAGACCTTCTGTACCCGTAGTACCATTAGCCTCTGCTGCTGATCCAGTTTCTGCTGCTTCTCCGTTCAACATTGAAAGTTCCATTCGGTCTTCCCAACGTCTTCGTGTGTTTCTTTGGTCATGTAAAAACCATAGGTAACCACCATCTGGGTGATTTATCCAGCATATTTGCGCGGTATCAGAACCATTTACCTTAAAGGTATCTCTCAAAATGATTGGTTTGTTTTCTAAGATTGTAAAATCTGTAGAAAGACTACCATTCATTTCATCACTACCTTTTCCAAATTCAGAACCGTCCACAAATGCTACAATATCAGCAGCACCCAATGCAGCAAAACCTGCGTTTTTGTAAGCTTCTACTGTAAAAGTATTAGCATCAACAGCTGAAATCACACCACGTCTTTTGATAGCGGCTGCCGCACCTGTACCAGACAAATGAACAGTTTCACCAACTCTAAATACGTGATTGGCTTTAGTAAATACATTGTTTACTCTAGTTACATCTGTGTAAACAGTGTGTAGTCTTCCTTCTTCTGACCAGATAAATTTATCTGAAGCCATAGAGGATTCTGCTTGTAGCATATATAGCATACCAGCAATGGATTGTGAACCATAGATTCTCTTTAGTTCATCGTGTTTTTCTGCATCGTACTGATTTGAATAATCAAATTCGGAGATGTAGTTAGTTGCTAACGGAACTTTCTGTGAAGAAGGCTGCACGTTATAGGTTGGTGTTGCGTTTAAAGGCATTTTAAAAAATTATTTATTTGTTAAACTTTACAGACATTCTTGATCCGCCCAAACCTTTTGGTTCGTTTTCGTAAATCGGTTTCTTCTTGCCTGTGCTTTGTTGAGCATTCATATTATTACTCTGATCTATAGTAGTATTCTTTGCATCTTTTATTACTTGGTCTTTACCTGCACTAAGTCCTTGTTCATAAGCTAGTTTAACAATATTGTCAAAGTTCTTAATCTTAATAGAGTCTTTCACAACTTCTTGATGATTTGTACTACCATCTTGGTTTATCCAGTGTGGCATTTCCTGAATAAAATCAGGTAATGTTTTTCTATCCTCTGGAGATACTTTGTAGTCGATTTTAAAATCATCTGCTAAACTTAAAGAGAGAGATTCTACAGTGTTGGTAGCGTTAACGATACCTTTAGTGTAGTTTTCTTGATGCTCTTTATTTGCTTGAATCTGCTTTTTTATTTCTTTAGCAAATTCTACTTGCTCTTTGATTTCTGGAGATAAAATATTTTCGTTAGGTTTCCCTAAGTCTCCTTTCATCTGTTCTAGTGCTTGGCGACCTTTAGTAGCATATTTTTTCAGTTCTAGGTTTTTTCTAGCTACTTCTATATCTAAATCATCTTCGTCTGAAATGAATTTAGTTGATAGTTCTAGCTCGATGTCTTCTTTAGATAAAGTCGGATATTCTAATTTGAGAGCCTCTCTCGCAATATCAATATCGCTTACACTAGAGTAGTCCTTGTTAAACTTGAAAAAATCTTCAATCGGTCTCCCTGTTTTTTCTTTCCATTCATTCAACGCCTTTACCTGTGGGTCAATATTTACCTCTTTAGGTTTCAAGTCTTCCAAACTATTTAATTCCATTCCTAGCTTATCGCTTAGGTGTTTTAATAGTTCTTCTTCCTTTGGGTTGAAAGATTGTGGTTGAGTAACTTGGTTAACCGATTCGGATGTCAAAGAACTTTCTGGTTCTGTTTTTGTTTCTGTAACTACTTGTGGTTCTGTTTGTTTAGTAATACTCTCACTAGGTTCAACAGGAATTTCTGTAGTATTTTCAGAAACTTCTTTGTTTGTTTCAATATTTTGTTCTACATTTGTAGCATCTGCGTTAGCATTTGGTACATTGTCTGTTTGTTCGTTATTTTCTTTTGCGAACGATCTAACTTTCAATTGCATTTTATTTATATTTTAATTATCTATTTTGCAAATATATAGTTAATATAAGTACGTGCGTTTTTAGATAATTATCGAAATTATATTACTATTTGTATCAACTAGGTTCAAAATCTCCTAAGTCAGCTCCTCCGGTAATCGTATCTTCTGATGATTCGAACTTTTGAGCTGGTAAGTTATAATTTCTTTGCTCAATCATTTTAGATGCTTGAGAGTTATTATCAGCTTGTCTTTTATCTTTACGGTCTTCTTTATATTTTTCTTTTTCTACGTCTTTTAATTTCATTTGACCTTGTAGAGCCATATTATAGTTAAACTCTTTCTCCATTAATTGAGACTTAACTTGGGCTTCTTTCTCTAACTCTGCCATCTTTGCATCTGACTTGGCTTTAACAACTGCTAAATCGGATTGTATTTTGATCTGTGCTTTTTGTTGTTCTGCTTGTGCAGAAGCCATTATCGATCTTTCTTGTGTTTCTGCTTTCATTTGCTCCATCTGCATTGCTTCTTCTTTTCTTGATTTCTCTCTTCTTATTCTCCTAGTTTTCAAAAGCTCATTCGCTAATTTTGTGTTATTGATATTTCTAACATCAATTGCATCATCTAATGTTATTAAATCTTTAGCTAGTGCTTGATTAATATTTGACTCTAAATATTGTTTTTCTTGTGTGTCTGGTTTAAGTATTATGTTTACACCTATGTCATGTAGATGGTATTTTTTCAAAGCTTCTAAGCTCCTCATGTTAATCTTACCTACAGCATTGGTGTAAATTTCTTTGAGTTCAGAATACTCAAATATATCAGATAATCTTAGACTAAGTGCTTCCCCTAGTCTTTCGGTGATATTTAACATACCATCTAAAATATGTCTAGTGGCTGTATTTGAGTTTAACGCTACTTGTTCTTGTACGCCCACCAACGTGTCAGGGTGTGGCATACTCGCATCAGCACCTTGTGGAATACCTATAGAGTCTCTTACAAGATTCATGTAGTGGTTATAAAGGTTAATTAGTCTATCTAAGCCATCTACTACACCATTTTTAAGTTCTTGTATGGGTTGTCTTCCATGATTAAAGTCACCTTCCTGTGTAACTGAACTACCTAGTACATTACCTGTCTCATCATAAATCCTCATAATTTCCATAGGGTCTAATGATCCAGAATCACCTATTGTGATTTCATTAAGTCCTGCTACATCGATGTAAACACCGTTAGGTCTTGCTTTAGCTACAATTTGTTGTATTTTTATATGAATCTGTTGCATTTGATCCACATAAGGTATAATACGTTCTAGTAAGCTCTTTGTTCTGTTTTGATATAGTTCAGGAGCGAAAAACAAATAATTAGGCATTGTTTTATTCAATAAACCTTTTGGTCTAATCATGTTTTCACATAACTTATAATTGAATATTTTATTTGTTCCTAACACCAATGCTCCTTCATACCATACATCAATCATTTTCTTTACCGCTTCATATCCATCGTATTCTTTATTCTTTTTTTCAAATGTGCTCTGTTTCTTTGTCATTTTGTACCCACCATTCTTAGTATATTTTTTCTTGTAAGAAAGTGCGTTGGTACTTTTAAAATTAAAGAATAGTACATCCACTATGAAGTTAGATAAATCATCATCTTCGAAGCTATTGTTCGATGTATTAGATCTATGATAACTGTTCCAGCTCGAAGTCATTTTAGCCATGTCTTCAAGCTCATCTTTGGTAAACTTGTTATTAGATATTCGTTGTAACTCCATGATGGTCATTCTCTTAACCTCACCGTAGTAATGGACATCTTTGAAGTCTCTATGTAAAGGATAAGAATATACTGTGTTTGCTGGGTCAACATATTCTATACATATGCCTTTAGACCTATCTGTTTTGTGTTTTATAGCACCTAACCCTATTTCGGTTATATCCTTAATAACGTCACTCTGTATGTCTGAATAGTCGTTACATTCCAGCGTGAAACTCAATGCTTCTTCTGTCGCTATTTCAATAGCTGGTTTGTATTTCAGCTTCATGTGTAGATCGATCTCCTCCTGTGTTTGAGGATAGTCTTCAAAACCAATAGGTTGTAAATCTACACCTAGTTCTTTTTTAACTAAGTCTGTAATAGGTCGTGAGTAAACTAAATCTTCTAGTTTTTCTTTTTGTTTGTTTTTTAAATCGGTTGAAAATTTATCTGTAGCTTCTGCTTTTATATCAAACAATCTCTCGCTCATTTGATTTACAATCAGATTAACAAACTTAGGAATTACTTGAATAGGTCTCAAATCATAGTTTGTATATGATGTATTTTCTCCAATATTAAGTAAGTCTCTGTATGGTTGAGTGCTTTGTTCTCCTCTACCGTATAACCTTAGGTTGTGGTAACGATCCCTTTTGTCGTAATACAAACACTTTCCTGCACTAGAACTTTCTGGTCTATAAAACCATTCCTGCTCAATGTATTTACCCATTTGTAATCCGTAGGATTCTTTGTTTTTTTCTTCATCTGATGCTAAAGGATCTGGTAGTCCTCCGAATGAAAAAATGTCTTCTTTTTTTAATGACATATTATTTTATCATTTATATTTCCAAATATATCCGCCTGCTGTCTTTCGTCTTCCTTTACAAACATCTATTATATGACTATGATCTACTCCTTTTATTCTTGACGCTAATCTTATAGTATCGTAAGTATTTATATAAGAGATATTTCGATCAAAACATTCTACCTTTTTACATAGTCTCGGTATAACCCCTCCATCTCCTCCGTCTGTTATATTACAAAGTGTTCCCCCCTCTGAAATTTTTTTATATTGCTTAATTAATTTTTTTTCTAGTAAGCAAGCGTCTTCTCTTTTTTCAAAAGTGCCAATAATTTCTACAACAACTGTTGTTTTTCTGACAATGTTCCTCCAATAAGGGTTTCTACTTTTGGTTGATATAGATCTATTTTTAAGTTGACCAATACCTACGTAAAATATATTACCTGTATCTAATCGCCTATGTTGATAAACACACGTCATATTAATCTACCGATATTACCTGTGTTATCGTACTTTTTAATATAAGAGCTAATATCTATCTTCTTCTTATGTTTTTCTTTATCTCCTTTATACTTAAACTCCATACAAGCCATAATTGCTAAACCACTAGATATAGTAGCGTCAAAATCTGTTCTTTTGTCTGGATCGAAAGCTAGCCAATCTTTTAATGTTTCTTCAAAAGGCATATCACCCATGTCTCCGTTATTTCTAACTTTATTAATGTCGTCATTATAAACACCAACATAATTTTGAATCCATGTACCTATAGCAGATATATGAGAGTCTAGTATATCTTTACCTGCCATCATTTGTCCACCATACTTTATTTCGTCAGGGTTTAATTTATGTTTTGGTCTGTCTAACCTATTCATACAAAAACCTCTATAACCTCTATTAAGCATATGTCTTAGTAAATCTTTCTTGTTGCTTTCCACAAGAATAGGTGATCCATAAAACCTAACACACTTGATTGCATCTTCAAAAAATATTGTTTCGTCTGGGGGTCTTGCTATATACTCCACAACAAACTTATTATTAGGTGCATTACCTTCTGACAAAAGTAATGTTTTACCGTGTATGCCCCCTTTTGAACCTTTACCGTGTGTTGATTTGTACGAAAACGGGTCGGCACCAAACCTTACTAAATCTTTGTTATTTGGATAAAAATAACCATTGTGTTCTCTAACGTTGTTTCTAAAGTGTAGTGTACCATCTACTTCGGAAGGTAACCATGATATTTTAAACCTACCCGAACTATTGGGGTGAAATACCACGTCTGAATCTATACCATCAGACCAATCAAAATTACCAACTGTATATTTCTCTGTATCTGGTAAAGATTTATTATATTCTAATTGTTCGTATATTTTAGTAATATTAAAAGGACTGTTGCTTGCTTCATCTCTGAATGCGTGTTCGATAGTTCTAGGATACGCTCTAAATTGTTCATTTAGAGATATGTCATTTTGTTTTTTCTTTTGTTTTTCCTCTGATAAAAGATGATCAACAGAGCCAGATTTTATTTCTACACCTTTTGCGTTAAGTGTTTTGTTCTTAGGTTTGGTTTTATGACAAACACCATATATATCTGTATATGCTTCCATATTGTCCTGAGCAGGTAAAAAATAACTATACAAACCCGAACTTGTCATTTGTGTAATTTTATTTCTTTCTCTTACATTAGATGATTCATATATTTCTTTAAATTGTTCTCCTCCTTTTTTCATACCCCCTACCGTAGAACCAATGAATGCTTTTCCTACAACGTTACCTCCTTGTAACATAGTAGGAGTTATTTGACCCAAGTGACTTAGGTAATCATGTGGCTTTTCCCATTTTCCAGCTTCATCCCCAAGATACATAAACATGGCTTGACCATCATAAGAATCGTTAGTAGTTGGCTGATAATCAACTAAATTATTAAGGAACAAGTCAGTATTACTCTCTCTTTTTTTCTTAGCTTCTTTTGAGCTATCGGCAGGCATAGAAAACTCAAACATATTAGGAGAATCTAACTTACCTTTGATCAAAGGGAGAAAAAAGAATGGTAGGTTTAATAACATATACCTATACTTTAAAAACGCTTTGGATGCATCGGTATTGGACTTAGAAGTCATTCCGAAGTTGTTATTCCTAGTGGACGTAGAACTATTCAGCATGATAGCGAGAACTGAAAAAGTAAACCCTGTACGTCTGGATTTGACAAATAGTTGTCCTAGACACCTACTATCGACAATACAGGCTTCTAGGTGGTAAAACATATTCAGTTGTGCGTATCTGAAATCCATGTACGTACCTGTATCTAACATCTTGCACCATTGTAATGCAAAGTAATGATTACCAGTTAGGTAAACAGGTTCTCCGTTATTATAAAACCAAACACCTTCTTTTCTTCTTCTATACTCTTCTTTTATGTAATCAATCCATTGCTCTTTGTTATCATTACTTATCTTAGGTACTTCTAGTCTTTGCCAAAACTGTTTCTCTTTTGGTTTTTTATAAAAAAGAATATCTGATTTCTTTTTAGGTAATGTGGGTAGTTGAATGTTTAAATTATGAATGGTGATTATATTACCTTTTGTAGAAAAAGGACATATTCTCACGGCGTCTTTTTCTTCATTGTACCAATTTTTATGATAATCATTTAAAGGGATAAGTTCACCTCTGGCAAATTTTTCAGGGAAACCTACTTCAAACTCCGATTCTGTAAACGTAAGGTCGTCAGATTCTATTTTTCCTTTTAATTCATCTATAGAAGAGGATAAATCAAATATAGATTCTAAGATAATAGGTTTTGCTTTGATTGCAGCGTCATGTTTATGTGCGTCTAACTCATCAAAATCTATATTTACAGATAATGCTATTCTTAATGTTTTAAGTGCTGATTCTCCTGCTTTAATAACACTGTTGATGTATTTACGAATAGTTTCTTTACTAGGGGCATTGGGAGATCCTATCCATTTGTCTAGTATTTTCTTAGCAGAATTAAAAGAAGATGTTTTAGATTCCATAATCTTTTTCATCTTCTCTGGTTCTAATTCTTTTACATAGTCTGCTATATCAGAAGCCTTTTGAGATTTATTAGTTCCATCAGAAGAAAAGAAATTATAATTAAGACCTTCAATAATAGTATTTAATGCTAACTCTATTTCTTTTGATAATCCTTTCATTTCTTCACTAATATATCTGTTGTTTTCATTTTATAGTACATGTCTCCATCTATAGTAAACTCATACTCGCTATACTTACGAAAAAATACCCTATCTCCCTTTTTAACACCTTGTTCTCTAAGACTATTGTTAGTAAACCACAAAATACCTTGTTGATTTACATTACCTTTATAACTACATTCGGAAAGTGATAATTGAAACTCACCTTCTAATTCTTTTTTAATTGGTTTTACAAAACAAAAAGGATCAATAGCTTCCCAACCATTACCTGAATCATACATGAATATTTCAGTTAATGGTACAAAGTATTTATTGTTTTCTATGAAAAAATTACTATCTAATCTTTCACCTTTGATTCCGTTTCTTAATCTGAAAATATTATGATGAGCTATTATTTTATCACCTTTTTTTAGTATCGTATAATCTGGTGCTTCTGCAACGGTAGCTACACGATTAATATAATCCACGTTTTCTATCGTAGAGTTTACTATAAAAGAACTACCATCTGATAATTCTACTTCGTTTAAATAAGGTGTGTCTAATTCTACGATAATATAATTTATACTTCTCATTCAAAATTTATATTATTTTCAATAACAACAGGCATATCTTTGATAGTCTTCCAGAACACAACTGCATCTTCATCGCGTAAGTAAATATCATAAGCGTATGAGCCTTCTTTCAGTAAATCTTCATTGATAGATATCTCGTGGACGGTGTATTCTTTGTACTGTAACCTTATTTTTTTACCTACTTGGAAGTGTATAGAACTATTAGGGTAGTCTTTACCAACCGATATTTTTCTTATATCGTTCATTTTATTTGATTTATGGTTTATGATCTACTTAGAACCTAGTAAAGTGTCCCCTTTGATGTCTTTGATCTTCTTTGTTCTTCCTGATACTCTACTAATAGTGTATGTTGCGAACAACACGGCATAAACCCAATAAGGTACGTCTATCCAATTAATGTCGCTAATTCCTCCTAGTACAGCAAGAGCTGTAACGATAAGATCTTTTAATGTAATCATGATTTATTTAATTTAAAGTTTATATTTATTTTTAATGATATATCCAATTCGTTCCGTCAAAGAAAACTAAAGCTGTGTCAGATCCACCGCCAGAAGCTGTTGCTCTATATGAGATAAAATTAGCATCTGTTACGTATGCAACATCTCCACGTACTCCTGTTGGTAGTGTCGTTACTGTATATGCGTTTGATACGTTGTTTACACCTTTATTATAAGTTCTTACGTTTGATGTATTACCTAAAGTAATTGTGTTAGAGCCGTTCCCTACTGCGTTGTATCCGATAACTACTTCGTTAGTTCCTCCGTTAGCTAATGGTTTGGTGTTATTACCTAGGAATATTGATTGGTTAGCGCTAGTTAAGTTTACTAACAAACTATCTTGACGAGCAGCATTAGCACCTATACTTATGTTATTACTACCAGTTGTAAAAAAGTCTGAGGATTGAAAACCTAAAAAGGTATTATTATTACCATCTACATTATTTAATCCAGAATTACCTCCATAAAAAGTATTAAACTGTCCCGATGTATTACTAGAACCTGAAAAATAACCATAAAAAGAGTTAAAAAAACCACCTATATTATCCTTACCTGCTTTACTTCCAAAAAAACTATTATTGTTTCCTATTGTGTTATTAGTTCCCGATAAATCACCAAAAAAACTATTACCACTTCCTGTAGTATTATCGCTTCCTGAGCTAGTACCAAAGAAAGAGTTATTATTCCCTGTACTATTTACTACACCTGTCCTGAATCCAAAAAAACTACAACTAAAACTTGTAGGTGTACCAGAATCAAAACCAAAGAAAGTATTACCTACGGTTCCTGTTTTACCACTATTCCAAACACTACCGTTATTATCAACCTTTAGAGAAATTTCTCCTGTTTGTAATTCTGTTTGAAGAATTAAATCGGTAACAGTTACGCTATTAGACTTAATATGGAGATCTGCGTCTGGAGTTGTAGAAACAGCTAAACCAATCCCTACGTTACCCCCGTTATGATTAATATCTGTACTAGATTGATTAGCAGGTGTTCCGTCGATATTATCCCAAGGGTTTAATAGAGATGCTAAACTTTCGTTTCCATTAAATCCGCTACCTACTCCTGTGAATTCAAGGTTATTCGTAGAGGTATTAAAATTTACATTGGATATATAGTTGTTGTTATCTAAAGAACTCAAATCGACAGATGACCCAAAAGCATTACCAACTCCTGTAAAGTTCAAATTACTACCATCAAAAGCTACATTAGAAACATAGTCAGTTGATCCAGCACCAGAAGCACCGTTTACTGCGAAAGTAGAGGTGTATATTTGACCTTCTGTTAAAGATCCTTTTTGAAGTGAACCTATGGGTGTTACTGTTACGTTAAACGTGTCGGTGGTGGGATTAGTTACTGCTACAGGTTTGAAAAATCCAAAGTTATCTTCTGTTCCGTCGGTAATGTTAAAAACGATATTGCTTTCATTACCTGTAATAGAAGTAAAAAAATCAGAGATGTCTTTACCTTCACTGTTTACTTTATTAAAGGTTAGTGAAGTAATGTTTTCTATTTGTTCATCTGATCCCGTTATTGTAAAGTAAGCGGGGTTGGTATTTACGTCAACAGTGTTACTGTATCTGTAACCATAGTTAAAAGAATCTGTATTTTCAGTCGGAACGAGAGAAATTATATCTCCGATCTTATAATTCTTAGTTTTTAGATACTTTCCATCTGGACTAATCTCTGCATCAGAACCGATTAAGAAGTCTTCTACTGTTACGTTAGTATCAAAAGGGTATCTATTCGTGTTATTTATTCTTGCCATTATTTAATGATTTTGAAATGTTTGGTGTATCCTAACCATACTCTGTTATCTGTGTCATAAGCAATACTTATTTCGTGTCCTTTTCTATTGGTTATAGATAATTCTGGTTTAAGATTAATTGATTGCTTGTAGGTGTAGGTATAGATGTCTCTAGTCCTAAACCTAATGATAATGTTGGTAATCGTTTAACTACCTCTGGTTTGTATTCAAAATCAAAAGATTTTATCTTGTAATCGACAGAGTAGTCTAGTAATTTACCTTGTGTAGTAGCTTTACCTTTTATATTTATGGTGTCGTTATCTACTAGCGTTTTCTCGTATTTGTTAATCTTTATCGCTTCTAAGTATTTTTTGTATTTAGCTAAGGAATCGTTTAATTTTTCATATTCCTCTTTTAATTTTTTATCTACTGTATATTGTTCTTTTTTATCATGAGAATAAACAGGGTAAGGGATATATTCTTTAACTATCTCTTTACCTGTACTACCTTGTTTTTCTTCTATGGTAATTGTTTTTTCTTCGACCTCTTCTTCGAAAGAAGGTTTTATGAACTTGTCCCATAACAGTATAGAAAAAATAACAAACAAAAAAATACTCGTACTGTTTAACTTTTTTAGATTTACCATCTCTTTTTGACTTTTCTATTATCGTAATGAACAAAGTTTGAATACACCCCTAAACCTCCTTCTGTCATAGAATCTTGATCAATTAAAAACTCGATAGCTTCCTTAATATCGTTTGTTGATACTTCCTCTATGTGAAAATCCGCAGCCTTACCCAAAACATGAAAACTATTACCTGTTCTGCCTTGCATTATCTCCCAAAATGTTGGTCGATACCCTATGTTTATAATAATCGGAAAACATATATAATAACTTAACATTTGAAGGTTTTTAGCTAACCCTATAATATTAGGTAGTAACCATTCTTTATTTCTCTCAAACTCTTCTAAAACACGCTGTTGTGAAACGTCATCATAAAAACGAGAGTATAAAAACTCAGAAAGTTTAAAATTTTCTGTGAGTCTTGTTTCGTACTTCATTTTTTTATTTTAAATTTGGTGTCTAAATAGGATCTAACAAAGTCAGATAACCCTTTTATGATTTCTTCTAATTCGTCGAGAATAATTTTACTAAACGTCCCAGATATACTGCATATAATATATATGACTTCTGGTTTATCTATCTTAAAGTATTCTTCGGCTAATATCCCAAAACTAAAACCTACAAAAATAGAAATGATAACAGATCCGATGATTTCTTTAAAACTCATTTTAAACCTAAAAACCCTCATTATAGCACCCATAGAACCTCCAGAAATATAAATAACATAGGGTTTTAAAAATTCAAAAATAGTATCGAAAAATTCCTTTAGTTGTAACATACTAATTTTTCACTGATTGTTTCTCTAGGGTATTTTTAAGATTATTAATACATTCGCCTTCACTGCTAATACCATTTGGAAAAAACAAATTATACAACTTATCCATTTTATTTATGAATACAAATATACTCTTAAACAAGTTATATACCTTTTTGAGTATGATTACGATAAGAGATAACAAAAAAACACAGGATAAAAAAACTTTAATTTCCATTTTTAAAAGATTTGGTTAATGAATATATGATTATAGATATAATTACGAGGTTAAAATACCCTATAGTTACGTCTAAATATTCATCACAATAACCAAATATAGACCACATTAACAAAAGGGATGTCTTTATACACACCAAACCTATAGTGTATTTAGTTAATCTACAGAGTTTTAAGATATGTGCGTATATGAAAAAACCGACTTCTTTAATGAGTATGTCGGTATAATTCAGAACAAAGAAAAGATAAAAATAACTATCTTCTGAAATGGAATGTGTTAATATGTCGGAGAATAAAGAGAGGAATAACGGCACGAAAAAAACGAATTTTAGTACCGTTATTAGAAGTTTTTTGTTCATTATTTCCTCTTAGAGGAACATCTGCTTTTTTTAGTCGCAGACTTTTTTGGTGGTGTTACACCTGTTTTTGATTTTGGGTAAGTAGTTGATTTTGATGGTTTTGAATGTTTCATTTGTTTTTATTTTTTGATGATTAATTTTAAATTTTTATCGTCCTTTTCATCTTCTTCTATCGATTTTATTACATGATTTCGATCCAAGAAATTCAAGAATTTCGACAACCATTTTCCTAGTGTTGTGAGGGTTTTTCGTTGTTTGTTTTTGCCTAAAACACTAGATATGGTTTCATCTGGATTACCGAATTTATAAGAGTTTTTTTTGTACTTTATGAGTGTTAAGTTAAATAACTCGGAGCAGACAACGTTTCCTAGCTGATCTATTGAATAAGCGATCTTAAATAGGTAGTTACCGATGTTAGTAACCGCTTGTGAGAATTTCCTCCTGAAAAAAGCTACGAATAAAACAACTACAATAGAAGGTAAAAGAAGGAAACGTAATATAATGATTGCTATATATAATAACAAAACATTAATTATAAAGGTCAGTATTATTTTTAAAAAATCCACTGTTTTAATATTGTAAATCCATGATATA